AGATTGCACATGGTAGTAGAGAGAAGCGTGCTCAGATTATTAAAGGTAATGCAGAGTTCGTTATCATAAACTTCGATGGTGTTGAGATAGTAGAGAAAGAGATTGCTGAAGGTGGGTTTGATTTGATTGTAGTAGATGAAGCTACGCATTTAAAAAACGTATCAACGCGCAGATGGAAAACAATGAATCGCCTAGTCACTGCAGACACATGGCTATGGATGCTAACAGGCACACCTGCCGCTCAATCTCCTGTAGATGCGTATGGGTTAATTAAAATCGCTAACCCTAAAAATACACCTAGAGCATTCAACGCTTTCCGAGACATGGTGCAAATCCGCACGTCACAGTTTACGTTTAAGAACCGACCAGAGGCAGAACAGATAGTGCATAGCTATATGCAACCTGCAATACGGTTTACCAAAGAAGAATGTTTAGACCTGCCAGAGCTAACGTACCAAACAAAAGATGTACCTCTGTCTGCACAACAGGAAAAATATTATAAGCTCCTCAAGAAAGAGATGCTTATGGAAGCGGCAGGAGAAGAGATTACTGCGGCTAATGCGGCAGTTGCTCTGAACAAACTACTCCAACTTTCATCAGGGGCGGTGTATTCGGATACTGGGGAAGTGATTGAGTTTGATGTTAAAGCGCGTGCGGCAGAGTTACTGAGCATTGTAGAAGAGACATCGCATAAGACGATTGTGTTCGTGCAGTTTAAACACACCATAGAGATAGTAGAGAGAATACTATTAGATGTAGGCTATAGCGTGGGAGTTATTCATGGTGGCATTAATGCAAACAAACGCTCTGAGATATTTAATGCCTTCCAGACTTCACCTAACCCACAGGTTCTAGTTATCCAGCCGCAAGCGGCGGCGCATGGGGTAACTTTGCACGCGGCTAATACGATTGTGTGGTGGGGCGTCACACTTTCACTGGAAACATATAAGCAAGCCAATGCGCGTATTCATCGTGCAGGACAAGTAAACAGATGTAGCGTGGTGCATCTTGTAGGCTCACCCGTAGAGAAAAAAGTGCTAGGAGTGCTGGAAAATAAAAACGCGTCACAAACTAAACTGCTTGATTTATATAAAGATATAATGAATTAAAAAATATATTTAGTTGACGTATTGACAAGGTAGTAGACATGGGTGTACACTACATACACTTTTAAAAGAAAGCAACTGGAGGAGACAATGGAATCACATAATGTAGAACAGCTCGTTAAAGTGTATATTAAGATGCGAGATGCAAGGCAAAGGCTTCAACAAGACTTTGATGAAGCAGATAGTAAAATAAAGGTACAACAAGAAGCAATACAACAGGCTCTACTTGAGCTATGCAAGGAAACAGGTACGGATGGTCTTAAAACTGCGGCAGGTACAGTATCCCGAACTGTTAAAACAAGATACTGGACAAGCGATTGGAACAGTATGAAGAATTTTATTAAAGAACATGATGCGTTTGAGTTACTTGAGCAACGAGTGCATCAAACAAATATGAAATCTTTTCTAGAAGAAAACCCCAATCTCATGCCTCAAGGCATGAATATTGATAGTAAATATGCCATAACTGTTAGAAGGAAATGATATGGATACGCAAGATGATGAAGAAGTATTTTTGACAACTCGACAAGTAATGGAGATACTAGGATGTTCTAGGCAAAATGTCTCCAAGCTAAGAGTGTCTGGACTTCTGAGCACATACCTTAAAGGTAACCAACATCTAGTAAGCGCAACTGAAGTTAAAGCGCTTTTAATCAAAAGAAACACCGTAACTAAAATTAAAGAGGCAAGTAATCATGGCTAATGAAATGGGTTTATTTACATCTGGCGTAGCAATTCCAGCACATATCTTAAAAAAAGAGCTAAGTGAAACAACAAAAGCTCTTATAGGGACTTCTGATGCTCGCCGTATTGCAATTAGAGGTAACATCTTCCGTTTGTATGTTGGTGGACAAGAAGTTGCTAAGAACGATGAACGTGCAATGAATGTAATTGTTGCCGCTAGTGCGCCTAAAACATCTCGTCAGTACTTTGGTGGTGTATATCAAGAAGGCTCAACATCTGCACCTGACTGCTGGAGTCCGGATGGTGACCATCCAAGCCCTACTATTGAATCCCCTAAACACTCTAACTGCGCTCAGTGCTCAATGAACATATCGGGATCTGGTCAAGGTACAAGTAAAGGGTGTCGTTATATGCATCGTCTGGCAGTGTTACTTGAGAATGATATTAGTGGTGATATCTATGAGTTAGCTCTTCCTGCAACCTCTATCTTTGGTAAGGGTGAGAACGGTAAGATGCCTTTATTCCAGTATGTAAGACAAGTTGCATCGTACGGAGTTGATATCACTTCTGTTGTAACAGAGCTTCGTTTTGATACAGACTCTACAACACCTAAGATGGTGTTCCGTGCAATCAGAGCGCTAACTGAAGACGAGATGGAAACGGTATTAGAGAAAGGTGCTTCAGTTGAAGCTACCCAAGCAATCACAACAAACTTTGGGTCTACTAGAAAAGACGCAACACCCGCTCCAGCAGTTAATAAAAAACCCGCGCTCGCAGCTCCAGTAGCTGTTGAAGAAGACGGAGATGAACCAGTAGTGAGAGAGAAGAAACCCGTTGCAAAAGTAGCTGACCCAGCAGACCTTGAGAGTACTCTGGCTGAATGGGCTGACTAAGTTCTGCAACCATTAGAAGGGGCGGTGCTATCCGCCCCTTTTTTTACCCCAATTTTAGGTGTAGCCATGAACAGGATAGATTTTTTAGAGTCCGTATTAGCGCAAGGCGGTTTGTACTGCGCTGTAGGGATACATAAGAGCAAAGTAAATCAGTTATTTTTTAGTACTGTTGAAGAAGTATCAGCATGGGCTGATGAACAGATTTTGGCTGGAGTAGATGTTTATTTCTCTCCTGCTACTTACCAGTCCGCAATTAGTAGAAGTGCTAAGAACACACGGATGTTTAAGTCTATATGGATTGATCTGGATATTGGTAAGGGTACTGAGTTTGCTTCCCAGCTAGAGGGTATAAAAGCCCTAAAAGAGTTTTGTAGTGCAGTGAAACTACCTAAGCCGACCATTGTGTCTTCAGGCTACGGTATGCATATTTACTGGGCGTTTGAAGAAGAAGTCGACTACAATGATTGGAAACCTTTAGCTACTGCATTAGTAAACCGTATTAACTTTGAGCGTTTTGCTGTTAAAGACAAGGGCATCACAACTGATGCGGCTCGTATCCTACGGATACCCAGCACTAAAAACTTTAAACGCGGCGAAGAGATGAGCGTTGAAGTGATAGCACTAGGACAGCCCGTACCTATCGACTTACTTAAAGAGACATTAGAGCCTAAAGATTCGTTAAGTCCTCTAGCACAAGCAGAGCTTGCCGCGTCAAACGTCACGTTAAATGAGACCACTCGTGCGCTTCTTGGAAATATTATTTATAAATTTTCTCGTATCATGCAAAAGAGTGTTATAGGGAATGGGTGTGCACAACTTCTACATATATACCAGAATCAAAACGAGATATCAGAACCTCTTTGGAGGTCAGGTCTTTCCATTGCACAATTTTGCGTAGATAGTGACACTGCCATACATAAAATATCTCGCGCTCATGATGAGTATGACCCAGCAGAAACCGAAAGAAAAGCGGCACTAATAAAAGGGCCTCATCTATGCGAAACATTTAATACTATTCACCCACAGATGTGCATAGGCTGTAAGCATATTGGGAATATAACAACACCCTTGATGTTAGGTAGAGACATACTAGAAGCATCACCAGCAGATAATTTGATTACTGCAGAGAGTAAAGAGCTTGGCACAATAGACATAGAAATACCCCAATACCCATACCCCTACACCAGAGGACCTAATGGCGGCGTGTACGTCAAGAGTGTAATCGATGGTGGTGATGATGAAGATACAGATAAGGCTTTAGTATATGAAAACGATTTTTATGTAGTAGGTAGACGTACTGACCCAAATGATGGAGAGGTATTGCATATGCGTCTTATTCGTCCACACGATGGCGTAAGTGATTTTATTGCCCCTCTTGCAACTGTAACGGCAGGAGACAAATGTCGTGAGCTTCTGTCTCATAAAGGAATTGCGGCTCATACCAATCAGATGAAACTAATTATGTCATATCTAGTAGCTTGGACTAAACATTTACAAAACACAACGAAAGCAGAACACGTACGAGTGCAGTTTGGGTGGTCTCCAGATAACGCTTCATTTGTTATTGGTGCACGAGAACTCTCAAAGGGCACAGCACCTCGATACAGTCCGCCTTCAGCTACCACACAGCAAGCCGCAAAAGTGTACACTAAAGAAGGGTCACTTGAAGCATGGTCTAGCGTAGTTAACACCTACGGTCTTCCGGGAAATGAAGTGCGAGCGTTTGCACTATTCCTAAGTTTGGGTGCTCCTATGTTTAGAACTTTCTCGCTGGGTGGTGCTATGCTTCACTTAACTAATGCATCATCAGGGGTAGGTAAATCGACTATCCAGTATGTGGCTAACAGCGTATGGGGTCACCCTACGAAAACCATGCTAGTAAATGACGATAAGATTCTTGCTAAGTATCAGCGTATGGGTATCATCCAAAACCTTATTCTTTGCATTGATGAGCTAACTAATTTACCTGCTGATGAGATTAGTGACTTGGCATTTGGTATTACTAACGGTCGTGGTAGAAACCGTATGAGCTCTTCAGCTAACATCGAAAGAATTAACAATACAACATGGTCTATGCCTTGCATCACGTCTGGTAACAACAGCTTGCATGAAGTACTGCAAACATTAAAGGCTGACCCAGAGGGTGAGATACTACGTATCTTAGAGCTTGAAGTAGTCCGTGCTGATGCACTTACTAAGCAGGAATCTGACCAGTTATTTAGTAGAGACCTTGTAAACAACTACGGTCATGCAGGGGATATGATTGTACAAGCTATCCTAGATAACCACGAAGAATCTGTTAATAACTTGTTTGAGTGTCAACGCGAGTTTGACGATAAAGCTAACCTATATCAACGAGACCGCTATTACTCTGCATTGGTTGCAACGGCTATATTTGGTGGGAAGCTCGCTAATGAACTCGGTATTATTAGTATCCCTGTTGAGCCTGTAATTGACTACCTAATATCTAAACTTGGACACGCTAAGAAAGTAGTAAAGGTACAAGAAGATAAAGCATCCGCTAACTTAGGGCTGTTCATGTCTGAGCATATACAAAACCAACTAGTGATAAATAACAAAGCACCTAATATATCGGGTGTACTTAGTGTACCGATTGAAACTCCACGTGGCGCTCTTGTGATACGCAGGGAGCCAGATACGCATAGAGCCTATATTATATCGTCAGTAATGAAGTCGTGGTGCGCCAAGAAGCAGATATCGTATAAGTGCCTCATAGATGATCTAAAAAAGATAGGTATCCTACTAGATACAGCTAAGGTTAGAATGTCCGCAGGCACGGTGCAGGATAGCCCTGCAGTATTTGCTTTGGTACTTGATACTACACAGATGGTATGAAAAAGGGGGCATATGCCCCCTCTCTTTTATTTAATTTCGTTAATAGCCTGCACAGTATTCTTAGCTACATCATTCTCCATCTTCTTTAACTCTTGGATAGTCTGTCTATTATCAGGCGTATCTTCTAGATGTTTAAGGGTGTTAATCTGCTGTCTAATTGCAGATATAGACTCTCTAGGAGTAGATGTCATTTGATGGACTTGTAATGCTTTTAATGTTTCATCTTTATTTAGCATCTGCTCTATCTTACCTACTTGCGCTGTTCTCTTATACTCATTCAAAGAGTTTACAATTTCTGTAGCATCTGCGGACATATCGTAGAACTGCGACAAGTATTTACTAGATGTAGGGTCAGTAATCACGCCTTTAACTAAGTTTGATTTGTATGCAGATTTAGTAGGTGTTTTGTTTTCTCCTGTAGTAGACGTAATAAGCGAGTCCGCGAGAGAAGCACTAATAGCCCCTAACTGTGCAAAATACCCTTGCCATAGATGCTGAATCTTTTTAGGGCTTAGGTTAATATTTTTTAGCTTTAGATCTTTACTTAACCAATCATAAAACGCATTCTCACCCTCACCACGAGACTCTACCATCTTGTTTAAATCGTTAGCGGATTCAATCTGACGCATATTATGCAAATCAAAGTTTGTTGCAGTCTCCACTATAGGTTTTAAAAGTTGCGGAACGAGCGGGATAGGGGGCAACGCATTAGTTTCTAAGCCATCTCTAATAGATTTAAACAACTCTCTATTAGTTATATTACCGTTCATCTTAGTAACAAACAGTTCTGGAAGCGTTTTAAACAAAAACCCAACCTCGAAAGGTGCAGGGACTTTAAAGAAAACAGTTTTTCCATCTGCATCTTTGCTCATAGGCACAAGCCAGTTACCGTCTTTCTCGCTGGCAGGCAGCTCTTTATAAGCTTCATCATCTTGCATCAACATAGCGTACATAGCGCTCATTGTGCTCATCATTAAAGCACGGCTATAGAACCTACCCTTAAGCTCTTTCTTTTCTCTAGGACTTAGATTGTGCTGAGTCATAGCTCGGTATACTGTATCTAAACCGTTAAGTGTTGATGAGAAGAAAGGTGTTGATACACGAATAGTATTTAAAGTTTCAGACGTACCGTGTACTGCAAAGTTAATTGACTCTCGTGCTTTATGCGATGCATAGTTCTCTGCATCTTGCCCAAACAATCCAAGTTTTTTAGCATCTTTAAGTGCATTATTATACAGAGCTACACGAGTAGCAGAGTCAGAGGCTTCGTGAATACGCACAAAAGTATTTTTAATATCACCCCACACGTTTTTGTCAAAGCTCATGGCTTTACCAATTTGAGCTTGCATGGAGTTATAGTTATGCGTTAAATCTACTGGACCAACTACACCATGTTCTCTAAGCGTTCTAAAGTTAGTAGAGCGTCCTGATAAGATATGCGCAATATGAGCCATTGTATGGAAAGGTGTAACAACACCCCCTACGTTAGCTACAAGATTTGCGGCAAGCGGATCACGCACAAGCTGACGATACCAATAGATAGGGTTATATAACGCACCCACTCTAAGAACGCTACCTGCCATCTGTAACAAAGGTTTAGCGGCAAAATTAAAGTTTTGAAATGCAATTAATGCATCGGGGTCTTTTACGATATACCATGTCTTAACCCCATTTTCATAGAGAGCTAAGTTACCGTCTTTACTTGAACGTCCTTGGTCTTTAGCCTTAACCACTTCATTAAATTTAGCTAACTGACTAACTGCTGTTCTACGCATTTCGTTTTGCGCTGACGAGGCTACCATAAGAGCAGTATGCTTTTGTAAGTTATCCCAGACATTGATTTTGTGTAAATGCCCTTCGCGTCTATAATCTGCAGCGTTTTTAAGTGTTTTAGACCCCATACCAATACCCCAACTCGACCCTTCATTCTCAAAGGAGTCTAAGTCTTCAGGCTTATACATAGGGATATAGTCTTTTTTACTATTCCACTTTCTTGCAGTATGTGCATCAATTAGCCCTGAAGCATGAGCTAACTCTACATGAGAGCGTAGCAAGTCTCGGATGTCATCAAGAATAACTTTAGTTTCAGGGTACTTTTTCATAACCGCTTCAATTCGAGCGATGTGAGCAGGCGTTACCACCTTTTCTCTATCTATGGCTAAGTACTCTTTAGCTTTCTTATTTAGTTGGTCGGCTGTTCGTATCTCTTTATTTATCTCACTTACAGACACATTACCTTGAGACGCCATATGCTTGGCATTTTGTTTGTGGTTATCTGCTAGTGACTTTAAATGATTACCGTATGCACGGAGCTTTGCATCTTCAGCAAGCGTTTCTTTACCAAGCATAGTTCTTGCAACCTCATCGATAAGTTGAGGCCCGTCAAACTTATGCTTCTTACCTAAATCTACAGAACGCTTATGAATTTCACTTAATGCAAGTCGTGCATCTGTCTTAACACCTACAGTGCCATCACCCTTAAGTATAGGCTTACCAAGCTCTTCAACCGCTCTAATAACTTGCCCTAACTGTTTTAGTTGACGGATAAGCATATCTGCACGAAGTTTTTTACTAACTAAATCAAAAGTATCTAAAGACTTTAATTTAGCACCGAGAGTATCAGTAGGGTCAATCCATGTAATACGTGTAGGTGTGTAGCGTTTAACAGCTTTAGCTATAGACTCACGCAAAGTAGGGTCAGAATCAACTTTCGTTGTTCTGTTGCTTTCTTTAAACACATCGTTAATTAAAGGGTCTTTGTGTGTAGAGTATAGGAAGTCAGATTTCTTACCGTATACAGGGTCTTTTACCATCAGAATGCTTCCGATTTGAATAACTTTTGAACCCGATTTTATAGGCTGCATAGTTTTTCTATCGTAGAAGTACGAATGACGTTCTGGGTCCATACCCACTTGCACCCAATCAGGGTCAGTCATTGCTTCATCCGCTAATCGTTTAGCTTCCTTAGCAGACATATTAACGTATTCACCGTCAACCGTAGCCAAAGGATATTTATCACGCGTTGTGTCAGCTATTTTTAACGCATTTGCTTCCTCAATACTAAATTTAGGATTATCCGCAACGGCGTGACCGTAGTAGGCAAGGGGCGTAGCTGTATCTACACCAAATATAGAATTCTTTTTGGTATTTCCTTCGTGAGCAGTTACCACCCAAGTCCCAAACCGTTTATAGGCTGGGATATCTAAGCGTAGTTTTACTTTATAACCATCTGGGATAGGTCGATTTATATTAACGACTTGCTTATCTTTTAATGCTCCTCGCATTTCAGCTTCTGTTGCAGGGGTAGGTAGAGATTGGTAAGGCTCAACGGGTTTATATTTTTCAACTAAAGCGTCATGCGCTTCTGCTAACTTTCTAAACTCTGGATTAGACCGAGCAAAGTCTTCAACATCCTTATTGGATACCCCTTCAACTAAGTTCCCTTTTGTACCTCTAACAAGCATCCCGTTATCGTACAACATATCCATCATCTTCTTTGCAGATTCAGTGAGTTCTGGTACGCGTTTTAATATTTGTTCATGGGGCATACCTAT